AACTTATCCACTTCCAATTGTTTTAAATCTCTCATAATGTATATATAAATAATAAAAAGTGGAAATGTCTATATTCCAAACTTTTTTAGATGAATTTCAGTTATTATTATAAATTCATAACCTTTTTTATTACACCATTCGATCATAGTTTTCCATTTTTCTCGGTTACGGTAAGCCATTTTAAGGTCATACTCGAAGCTCTTTAATTTCTTTAGGCCATTTGTAGGTACATTCATTTTACCTTCGTTTAAATCAATTACCATTTGATATTCCTTCATTGGTTTAACCTCTACAACAACCCTCTTTCTAGTTCCATCCGGTAATTGCATTTCATAGTAAAAATCTGGGTAATAACAATGTTCTTTTACTCTCATATCACCATTATCAAAGTGAGTCATTTGGTATGGAATCTTTAAACACTCAGCACCCCACATTAGAATATTTGAGTTATTATCTAACCAAGTCATTATCCTTTTTTCCCAAGAGCTTCTAAAGTAAACACCACCATTGGTATTTAGTTTCATTACTTTGTCTTTGTTTGTAGGGATAAAGTTTCCTTGATTGTAGTTCTTATTATTTGGTTTTGAATTTATCATATTTTATATATAAAATAAAAATATTTCTCTTATGGCAGAGTTATTGGAACGTGTAAAACTAAGTTTACTTTATAATGGAAATGGAATTGTTGATAACTTTAAAAACAATTCTTTATTCTTTTATGAAAAATATAACAAGTCTGATAAAGATGTTGAATCTATTAATATTAAAGATATTTATCCCGGTGGGTTCTACTTTTTTCACTACAAAGATGATTCTAACTGGATGAAATATGCTCCAGTATTTGTTGTTGATTTTAAAAAGTTTGAAGATAAAGTTATTCTATTTGTAGTAAACTTCAATTTTGTACCAATGGAAATAAGAACACAAATTTTTGATAGTTTTATTTTACCGGAAGATTTTGAAAAAAATAAATTTTTAAAAGTTGATTATGAAGGAATGTATAAACAATTACTAAAATTTGGTTTTGAATATTCTTTAATGGAGTTTAATGCAGCACAATTAGTTTTAGTACATAGAATTAGTTTAGAAATATTACCAAGATTCTTATATTCTCAACACCCTATTAATAAATATGATCCAAAAAAGCTAGTTCAAATTTGGCAAGCAAAACTTGAAGGTAGAAATCAAAGACATAAAGAAATAATTTCTTCAATTATAAGTGAATTTTATGATGTAAATAATGAAATCTCGGATAAGTATAATGTTATGAGAGATCACATAAAACGTTTACAGACAAGTCTTACCAAGTATGGAAAGGGTTAAAATAGGAAAAAGTAAAATTTAATATATACATAAATTTAAAATTAATTTAATACATGGCTTCTTATAATAACTTTAATCAAGAAAATCAAAACAATGTAGGTTCAAATTTTGCAATGATGAACTCTTCCGGAGTTGAAAACAAAGGTTTATTCAGTAGAATTTTGAGAAACCTATCATCATATGGTATGAACTTTGATGATATGATTGTAAGAAATCAAGTTGGTATCGGTATCAATGAAGATCCGTATGCTGCTCGTGGAAATTCGATGTATGATTTTTTTAGCCAGAGGGCGGTTGCATCTGTATTAAACAGAAAATCAATACCTTATCTAGACAAAGCTTATGCTGATAAAAGAAGAATTTTAAGAGAGTATTCAGTTAAAGATGAAATTAGAGACTTTATAAGCACGATTGCAGATGAATGTATAGTGTATAACGATGAGAAGGACTTCTGTTCTCCTACGGCTCTTCCAACGTCTTATTCACAAGAAATACAAGAGAAGTACCAAGAATATTTTGAGAAACTTTATAACAAGTTTGGTTTTGCAGATAATATCACTGCTTGGAATATGATGAAAGATTTCCTAATTGATGGATATTTAGCATTAGAGATTATTTATGATGATAAAAAGAAAAATATTATCGGTTTTAATAGAATTAGACCAGAAACTGTAGTTCCTGCATATGAACCAGCAATTGGTCACTTATGGATTCAATTCCCTGAAGATCCACAATTAAGAAGAATCTTCTTAGATTCTCAATTAGTTTATATTTCCTACTCAACTCAAAATGAGTTTTCTGAAACATCTTATATTGAGGGTTTAATTAAACCATATAACCAATTAAAAATCTTACAACAAACAAGAATAATGTTTAACATTATCAATGCAACTGTTTATCAAAAGTTTACTATTCCAATTAAAGGTATGTCAAGACAAAGAGCAGAAGAGCAAATAGGACAATTGATACATGATTATTCAGAAGAAGTAGAATGGGATGAATCATTAGGTACGATGACTATCAATGGTTCTAAACACTTACCTTATAACAAACAAGTTTGGTTCCCTGATGGTGATGGTGGAACACCTAATATGGAATTAGTTTCTCCACAAGGACATAACTTAAATGATGACTCAATGTTGGATTGGTTCTTTAAAGCTTTAAAAAGAGCTTCTAAAATTCCAATGTCAAGATTTGAAGGAGAAAATGGTGGTGGTAACTTGATTACTGATGCTGGAGAGATGACTAGAGATGAGATTAAGTTTCATAACTTTATTAGTAGATTAAGAGCTAACTTCAAAGAATTAATTGTTAAACCATTAAGATTACAAATGTTGATTGAGTTCCCTGAGTTAACAGAGGATGAATTCTTTACAAATGGTGTAGATATAGATTTCTTCTCAAATCAAGTATTTGAAGAGTGGAAAAAATTAAATAACTTAGAAAAGAAAGCTGGTATTGTTGGTACAATGCTTGGAGTAATGAATGGTGAGAAACCTTATTTCCATATTGAGTGGATTATGGATAACATTTTCAAATTGACTCCAGAAGAAAAAGCAGAAAATCAAAAATACTGGGATAAAGACGCAATGAATGCAGCTGCTAATGCAACTGGTGAACCAGGAATGCCATCAGAAGGTGGTGGAGGTGGTGGTGGAATGCCAGAGATGGGTGGTGCTCCTCCAGAAGGTGGTGGTCAAGCCGCACCAGAAATGGGTGGTGAAGCTCCTGCACAAGGTGGTGCTCAGGGTGGTGCACAAGCCGCACCTCAAGCTGCACCAGAACCTCCTGCACCAGAAGCACCGGGTGGTGGAGAATTCGAGTTCTAATAATAAAAAAATCCTTTCAAATGAAAGGATTTTTATTTTGGTATCATATTGAAGAAAAGATGATTACCTTTTAGTATTTGTTTTATTTTTAAAAACATGCCGTCTTCTAGTATAGCTTTAACAATCTCACCATTTTGATTTTGAATACAATGTACTTTTAGAGTAAGTTTTTCGATTTTACTATCATTTAAAATAAATGTCATTCCACTTACAGTACAACATATATTTTTCACTGGTACTACATCTTCTTCATTGTCAAGTGTGATAAACTTTGAAATGTTATCTATATCAAACTCTATTCTTTTACCTTGTTCTAATAGAAGATTTAATTTTATCTCACGATATATTGACTTCCAATCAGAGTAAGTTGAAAGTGCATCATTATAATCATCAAACCTTACATCATCATCTAAAGTAACATCTAATAAAAAATCCGGTTCCATTAAAATAATTCAAAGTCTATTTGCTTTCTGTCTAAATCAACTGATTTAACGGTTACTTTTACTTCGTCACCTAATCTAATTGACCCACCAGATTTTAAATTTACTGTATAGTTTTCTGCATCAACACTATGATTGCCATTATATCTAATCATACCTTCACATTTACTTTCAATAAGTTCAACATACATACCCCAGTCGGTTACCCCTGATACAATACCATCAAAAACTTGTCCGATTTTATCTTCTAAGTATTCAATTTGTTTATAACGTATGGAATCACGTTCTGCTTTTTTTGCCAATACTTCTCTACTTGAAATGTGTTTACACATTTCATTAATTTTATTTCTATCAATTTTCATACTAATTATATGAAAGGAAGAGATAAAGTTTTAATATATAATGTAAGACAAAAAATATGTATGTAAATATGGATAAAGATAAATCATTAACAGTAAGAATACCAAAAGAAATATATCAACAGTACTTAGATATTGCAATTAGAAAAAGTAATGAGGAAAGAAGAATAGTAAAGGTGTCAGAGATTGTTAGACAGGCACTTGAAAATTATATTAAAGTATTATGAAAAAGTTGACAACAGATGAATTTGTAAAAAAATGTATTGAAGTACATGGATATAGGTATGATTATAGTATATCAATATATAATGGTACTAATATTAAGATGAATATAATATGTGAAAGACATGGTGAATTCTTGCAAAGAGCATCTGCTCACTTACTAGGTCAGGGTTGTATGGAATGCAGATTGGATAATAGAAGAACTGGTATAGATAAATTTTTAGAAAGATGTTTGGAATTACATAGTAACAAATATGATTATTCATTAGTTAATGAATATAAAAATAGTTCAACAAAAGTTAGAGTTATATGTAAAAAACACGGTGTTTTTGAAGTAACACCCGATCATCATCTTAATAGAAAACAAGGTTGTCCAGAGTGTAAAAAATTAGGATTAGATAAATTTATAGAAAAATCAAATATTAAACATAATAGTAAATATGATTATTCTTTAATTAAAGAATATGTTAATAATAAAGAAAAGGTTGATATTATATGTAAAGAACATGGTATATTCAATCAAAGAATATCTGATCATATGATAAGTGGAACAGGTTGTCCTGAATGTACACAAGTTAGATTTAGATTATCCACAAAAGACTTTATAAGAAAATCAAAGGAAATACATAATAATAAATATTTATATTCTGATAATATAGAATTCAAATCTAATAAAGATAAGATTGAAATAACTTGTAAAGAACATGGGATATTCTTACAAAAAATAAATGCACATTTAAGTGGACAGGGTTGTCCTAATTGTAATGAATCCAAAGGAGAAAAATTTATAAAAAAATATTTAATAGAAAATGATATAAGTTTTATCCAACAATATAAATTCAAGGATTGTAAAGATAAACAACTACTACCATTTGATTTTTATTTAACAGATTTGAATATTTGTATAGAGTTTAATGGTAGACAACATTATGAACCAATATCATATTTTGGTGGAATAGATAGTTTTAAATCTCAAATTAAAAGAGATAATATTAAA